GCGCGCAGAAGGGGCGAGAGGAGGGGTACGGACGCCTGGCCGCTGCCCTGGGTTGGATGACATGGAAGGAGCAGGCCCGCTGCCGTCGGTTCGGCACGGTCCGTAACTCCCCGTTCGATAGCGAGGTTTACTCACGAGACCGGGTGAACGTGATGCAGTCGCACTCGATCAGGGTAGCGAAGGCTATCTGCATCGCTTGCCCGGTGCGGCGTGAATGTCTCCTCTCTCAGTTGGAGGTGGAGAGTGAGCACCGGGGAACCTTGCCCGGTGTGTGGGGCGGCACGCTGCCGGTCGAGCGGCGGGAGGCGAGGCGGTCGGAGCAGAGCGTGGAGCACATGGCGGAGGCGCTGCTGGCACGGATGGACGAACAGGCTAGGGCCTACGGGCTCGCCAGAAGGGAAGGTGCAGCATGAGTAACGACGAGGAGTTCCGGCACGGTATCCAGGCGGGGGCCTATGACTACACCCTGGGCTATCCGGCCTGCGTGCTGGAGTGCCCGTGCGGCGCGGAGTTCTGGTCCGGCTCTTGGGCGGAGGCGGGAGCCATGCTAGATGAGCACCTAGAGAAGGCGTCGTGAAGGCCCGTCAAGCTCTTGAGGAGCATTGGCCGGCAGAAGGCGTGGGCACGAGCGAGTTTCTGCGGCGCGTTGGAGTGGAGATAGCTCGCGCCAAGGAGGCGTTCCCGGACCAGGAGGACAGCCTATCTGCGGCTGACTGGTTGGCGGTCCTGGTTGAGGAGGTTGGCGAGGTAGCCCGCGAGCTGAACGAACTGATGCTCGGAAATCAACTGCTCAAAGAGACCGGGCTACGGCTGGAACAGGAGTTAGTGCAGACGGCCGCTATGGCAGGCCGGTTCTACCGGAGCATCGCTAGGTGGAAGGAGACAGCATGAGCAGCAACGTCGTACCGCTCGGCAACAAGCCGGAACAGCTCGCCCTCGACGGGTTCCCGGTGGTCGCAGGCAACACGTCGTTCGACCTATCGAACACGAAGCGACTGGTGACGGCGAAGGTGCTGAGCTACAACGAGGCGGTGTCGGGTCGGTTCAGCGGCCGGGTGAAGGGCTTGCGGACCGTGGAGATCGGCAAGGGCGAGGGCCTAGCCGTGTCCTACCTGGTCGAGGTACTGGAAGCGGATCTCGACGAATAGGCGCCCGCTCTCGACCCGGTAGCATCGGTGCCGGATTACCCCTCCCTTTCTATCTGCGCGATCCGATTGAACGACAACCCGGCAGCATCGGCCAGCTCCCGCAAGCTCGCCCGCCCCTCCCGCCGTCTCCGCTCATCGCGGATAGCCTGGTAAAGGTCGGCACGCGCCTCATCGGCATCGTCCGCAGCCGCCCGGCAGCGGTCGGCTAGAAGCCGGATGTGGTCCAGGTCAGGCATCGACCCCTGGCGCTAGGCTCGGCACTTCTGCGGCCCAGGCCCCCGTCCGCAGGTGCTCGGGGACCTCGGCGATGAGCCGAGCGGCGAGCTGTGTCCAGTCCACCTCGCCTGCGGCGAGGTCGGCGGCGTCCCGCTCCAGCCACCAGCGAAGTTCGCGGGCGACCCAATCCGGCTCGGGTGTGCTGCCGAGGTTCCAGGCAGTGCTTCGGCGCTCGGCGTCGGAGTCTATCCAGCGCCAGACCGCCTGGGTCTCGCGGGTGGTCCAGTCGGTCCAGGTGTTCTCCATCACAAAAACCCCTCCCTTCTTGGTGGTCCAGGTCACGTCCTCATCGTGTTCGTGAGCACCATCCCGCACACCGGGCAGGTGACCTCCCTTCGGCCCGTCCCCCCTCCGAGGCCCACCGTACACCCACCTGTACCCCTGAGTCAAGGGTCTGGCGCAAGATGCTGCGACATGTTGTTGCGGGTTGTGGCAGGTAAGTGGGAACACCGGGGGGGGTCCGTGGTAGGAAGCCCGGACACCTAACACCGGCACCCCGTCCGTCGGTGGTTTCGCCGAGGGGGGGGTAGTACCGGGGTTCGTAAAAGAGAGGTTGGGTGGTGGGTGGTAGGAGCCCGTACGCGTTTTATAGGCAATCACCTGCAAGAACGCGCTTCACCGGCGACCGTTTCTGACCGGATATCCTTCGGTGACGGTGCTCTCACCACGCTTCAGGTTTCCATGAGGCACTAGCCCTACCGAATGACGTTCGCCGAAGGTGGAAACCAGAACGCGCGGGTGATTCCCCACTTGAACTTCGGCGGTGGGAGTTCAAGTGAGTGGGGGTAGGGGTTGAAATGTCGGTCCTGGCGTGGCAAACCCCCCTGCCTCCGAGGCACAGATCGCCCGGAGCCCGCCCGCAGCATTCACTGTCTCAGGCTAGGAGGCGACTCCCCGGAAGGTCTCCGGGTCGTAGGCGTGGCGTGGACGCCTCGTTCGCGAGCGTCGCCGACGATCGTCCCAACGAGGGGACGCACGCAACGACTCGCCGTCTGACCCTTCACGCCGCAGACGCTCTCCCGGAGACCATCCCGAGAGTCGCCCGTGCCTGTTCTCAGCCAAGCCAACGACGAGCCCTCTAACGGCCTTGCGCGGTCTGCCAGACCTGCGGGGCGGTCGCCCTGTGGAGCCATGGTGGCTGGGGGGTCAAGGGCATCTTCGTTCGCCCTTGACCGTGATAGCAGAATGTGCCCATGGCCCTAATCGGAAAGGATTCCATTCGGCCATTGACTCCTCCTAGATGCTAGCGCCGCCTCGCATGGGGCCGTCGTCGCACGTCCAGGGGACTAGGTGCCATACACCGAGCGACAGAAGCAACTGCGTAAACGTGCCGCCGGCACGAATGGTCGGCCCACGACCGCAGGCTGGGCACCCATCGTCCAGCAACTCCGCGAGCGGGGGTTCTCGCAGCGGCAGATGGCGGAGGAGACCGGGCTAACTGCGCGGCGCATCCGTCAGATCATGGCCGCGACCCGTGTGGACGGCTCGGGGTGGCTCATCCCCCTGCCGGTCCAGGGTACCGATGTCGATGACGACATCAAGCCGCTGCTGGAGTGGTCCCCCGATGCGTTCGAGGCCTTCCACAACCGCTTCTCCGGCAAGGTCATGCCGCCACACGTCAAGCCGTGGATCGCGGCGTTCATGCGCGAACGCAACCTCATCCTGAACGTCCCCCCGCGCCACGCCAAGTCCTACTACTTCTCGGTCTGGTTGCCGCTGTGGCTCATCTGCCGCGACCGCAACACCCAGATCATGCTCGTGTCCAAGACCCGTGACCTGGCCGTCATCTGGGCCAGGGCCATCGCGGACCAGATGACGCTGAACCGCGACCTGCTCCAGGCGTTCGGCCGGTTCATGCCCGACATCCGGGGCGAGTTCCCGTGGAAGCCGCAGTCGGGCGAGTTGATGGTGATGGGTCGCACGCGGGAGACCAAGGGCGCGCAGCTCACCGTGCAGTCGCGCGGGTCCGGCCAGCAGGTGCTTGGGATGGAGGCGGATTTCGTCATCGTGGACGACCCGACTGACTCCAAAATCTCCGAGTCTCCGACCGAGCGGGAGCGCCACCTGCAATGGCTCCGCGAGGAGGTGCTGACCCGTCTGCAACCTGGCGGACGTGCCGTCGTCATCGGTCAGCGGGTCCACCTGCACGACCTGTATGGGGAGTTGTCGGGGCAGGTGTACCAGCGGGGGCCGTTCAAGGGCCAGCGACTCTGGCACGTCGAGCGGTATCCGGCGATCCTCCGCTGGCCTGCTGAGGACCCGGACCACCCGGAGGCCGAGGTGCTGTGGCCCGCCGACTACCGGCCCGACTGTCCCGCCTGCGAGGGGCGAGGCTGCGACGACTGCTACGTCTGCGGCTGGTCGTTCGAGGAGCTGATGGTCTCCTACGAGCGCGTCGGTGGTCACGCCGCCTTTGAGATGCTGTTCCAGCAGAACCCACTGCCGGAGGGGGCCGGGCTCATCCGGCGGGAGTGGGCGGAGGCGTGCTTCGACCCCAACCGCCCGGCGCACCAGGGGATGCGTCCGGACGACCCGAACACCGCGATGGTGCCGATCGTGCGCGTGCTGTCGGTGGACCCGTCGCCCACCCGTTTCCACGGTATCGTGCTGGGCGACCTCGCCTACAACCGCAACGAGTTCGCCTTCACGGTGATGCAGTGCCGCCGTGTTCAGGCGGGGGGCCTGCGTTCGTTGACCAGCGAGCTGCGGACGCTGGTCGGTGCGTACCAGCCCGACTACCTCATCTTCGAGGAGTCCTCGTTCTCCAAGTGGTTCTACGAGGACCCCATCTACGAGCAGTTCAAGGAGCAGGTCCGGACCATCCAGCACAAGACGCACCTGCACTCCAAGCACCACGCGGAGTACGGGGTGCAGTCACTCGCCGGGGACTTCGAGTTCCGCCGGCTGTCGTTCCCCTACGGGGACGCCGAGGGCCGGCACATGACCGAGATGCTGGTGCAGGAGGCGCTGGAGTACCCGGCCGGGGAGTACGACGACATCCTGATGGCCCTTTGGTTCGTGAAGTTCAACTGGCGCATGTTGGTGCCCACCTGGAACCTCCCCACCCGCCAGGAGCCCGGACAGCGGGCGTTCCACTGGCGGCGCGAGGACCTGGGTGTGTGGCGCGGCTTCGAGCGGAAGAAGGTCAGCGTTCTGTAGGAGAAAGGAGAAGTGAGATGGGTGGGAAGCAAAAGGAGGGCACGAGGGGGCTACGCCTGTTGCGCCGGTTCGAGAGAGTTTATACGCGTCGCGCCCTTCTTCCCAGCGCGGACGCGGGCGGCAACACCCCCACGCCTCGGCCTCCGGCCACGAAATCTAAGGGTGCGGTTCCTCGCGGTAGTAGCACGCGCAAGAGGTAGGTGTTCTAGTGCCCGAAGATCGTAGAGACGAGTTCTACCTGTTCGACCTGCGCCACGGGCGCGTGGACTCGTACAGCCTGTGGAAGGACCGCATCCAGAAGGCACGCAGGCTGGCGCGGGGCGAGTTCACCTACACCACGCCCGACCGCCTCTCCCACACGGACGAGCCCGCCGTCATGAACCTGGCGGAGGTGATGCCGCGCGACGTGGCGCGGCTGGTCTCCGAGACGACCCCCACTGTCCGGGCCTACCCGCACAACGACTCCACCTCGGCGCAGGACGCCGCGTACGTGCGCGAGGTCATCGCGGACACCCACTGGGAGATGAACCGGGGCGAGTTGCTCGTCCCGCAGTGGACGATGGACATGGTGATCGCGGGCGCGGCGTTCGCCGTGACGTGGGTAGACGACGCGCTGGACTACCCGCACTTCACGCGGGTGGACCCGCTGTTCTGCTACCCGGACGTGACCAACGGGATGATGCAGGACCTTCTGGTGGTGCAGACCATCAAGCTCCGCGTGGCCGACAAGATGTGGCCGGAGTTGGACCTGCTCGCGCGGTTCAGTAAGGGCCGGGACGCCTACAAGGACGACGTGGAGGTCTGGGACTACTACTCGACCGACTACGTGCAGAAGCGGGTCTCGCTGCTCGACCGCGGCGGCAAAGCCGTCCGCGGCGAGAACTTCGAGGTCCAGTACTGGGAGCCCGACATCGGCTGCCCGCCGGCGGTGATGGCCCAGTTCCCGTCGCACGACGGCGGGTTCCGCGGGATGCTCGACCAGATCGGGGGCGTGCTCCAGGCGAAGGACCGCGCCGTCAAGTATATGCTGGAGTACACGCACCAGGAGGTGTTCGCTCCGTTCGAGGCCAAGGGCATCGTGAACGTGAACGACCCGCCCGGCCCGACCACGGTGTACCAGCATGACCCGACCGTGGAGGACTCCCGCATCGGACGCGTGCAGCCCGCCGGTGCCGCTCCGCAACTGTTCGCCCTGCTGCAACTGGTGGACGACGATATGCGGGGCTCGCTTGCCTATCCGTCGTCGCGCCAGGGTGAGGTCCCGCAGTCGATCGCGTCGGGTTCGTTCGTGGCCGCTACGCAGGGCCAGCTCTCCTCGCTCGCCCGTTCCATCCAGGGCCTGCTCGCGGACCTGCGGAAGGAGCTAACGCACGTCACGTTCAAGCTCGACGAGAAGTTCCTTGACCGGCCGAAGCCGCTCATCCGCTCCATCCAGCGCAAAAGCACCTACCGCCCCTCGACGGACATCGCCGGGCGCTACCACGTCCAGGTGGTCTACGGCGCGGGAGCGGGGCTCGACCGGCCGAACGCCGACGTTCGCGTCCTCCAGTACAAGGGCGCAGGGCTCATCTCCGATGAGACCGCGCGAGAGCAGATCGACTTCCTGAAGGACGCCTCGGGGGAGCGCGACAAGATCTCGCAGGAGACCACGGCGAGGGCTATCGAGCAGCGGTTCCTCGCCGACCCCTCCACGCCCATCGACGCGCTCATCGAGTTGCACCTGGCGCAGGCCGAAGGGGCCTCGTTCACCGATGCTCTCAAGCGGGCGCGCGCCATCATCCAGCGGCAGCAGCAGCAGGCTGCGGCCCAGACCGCGGAGGGCCTGCTCTCCACACGCGGGGCTCCGGTCGAGCCCGGCGCCGAAGCCGCGGGGCTCGCTGCGGGCGGTATTCCCGGTGCGCTACCGCGACAGGAGGAGCTGTTGGAACTGGAACAGCAACTCACGCCGCTTGAGCAGATCTTCGTGAGGAACTGATG